ATTGGAGCAACAACAAAAACTTATGAAAGTGTGATGGTTGGTTGGACTGCAAGTGTCGATGTATTTTTTGACGCTGCTGATTCAACTGCTCAAGCAGCACTTTTAACTGGCGGCGGTATTCCTGCTGGCGCTCAAAGTTCAGTAACAGCATCTTTCTATTACGAGGGAGAAACTGGCGGTGATAAATACTTCACTGGTTCAGCTTTCGTAACTGGAATTTCACCAACACAAGAAGCCAACGGCTTGATGACAACTACTATTTCACTTCAAGGTACTGGCGCTCTCACACAATCTACAGCTTAGTAAATGAGTATTCTGGGCGATCGCTTAATAGCGTTACAACAAGAAAAAGATAGATTTTCTTTTGATGTTGAGGGTTTAGGCGTTGATGGAAATCCATTGACTGTCTTTTTTACTAAATTAACTGTACGAGAAGATGAGCGGTTGCGCAAATTACATCCAAATTTCTACCAAGCTGTAAGCAGTGGAGATATTCCTAGCTTTAAAGCTTTGGTGGATCTTATTTGTTTAAAAGCGGAAGATGAAAGTGGCACAAAGCTATTTGATGAAGCCGATAAACAAAAACTGCTTGGAATGGATGTTGGTTTCGTAATGAATTTTTCTACAAAAATAATAGAAAAATTATTTGAAGCTAACTCTTTGGAGCAAGCGGAAAAAAACTAAATGACGATCCGCATTTGTTATCGATATATGCACTCGCGGATCGATTAAATCAACCAGTAGAAGTTATAAAAGATATGACAATGGAAGAATTTATCCATTGGATAGCTTTTTATAAAATTGAACAACAGAGAATAAAAGATGTCGCAAAAACTACAATATGAGTTATCAGCTAAAGATAGAACTAAAGCAGCTTTAAGATCCTTTAAAAAGGGTTTATCTGGCGCATCTAAATCTTTGTTTAGCTTAAAAGGAGCTATTACTGGTCTAGCTGCTTCATTGGGAGCTATGAGAATAGCTCAAGCTACAAAAGATGCAGTAAATTATGGAGCGCAGCTTCAAATTACTGCTGATAAAATTGGTTTAGCTACAGATTCATTGCAATCATTTCGGTTAATAGCCGAGCAAGTTGCAGGAATACAAGCAAATACTCTTGATATGGGTTTACAACGGTTTAGTCGTAGGCTCGGAGAAGCCGATCAGGGAACTGGAGAGCTTTTAGGAACTCTTAGAAAGCTTGGAATTTCAACTAGAGATGCAGATAACAGAATAAAAAGTGTTAAAGAGGTATTGTTTGAATATGCGGACGCGGTAGCTAATGCTGAAAGCAGTCAAGAACAGTTACTTTATGCCTTTAAAGCATTTGACTCTGAGGGCGCTGTTTTAGTTGGACTGTTAAAAGAGGGTGGTGAAGCATTAAGAGATCTATTTAACAAAGGTTTAGATAGTGGCGCAGTGTTATCTTCACGGATGACACAACAAGCCAAAGAGTTAAATGCAGAGTTATCCTTACAAACACAAATTATTAACACTCAATTAAAAGCAGCTCTAATTAATTTTGGAGATGAATTAATTGCAATAACAACTTTATTTGCAGAAATGGCTAGAGGTTTCCGCTACCATTTTATGTCGCCAATGGAAAAAGCTATTGAAACAATGGCGGATGCCACAGATCAAGAATTAGCAGCGGCATGGATTAGAACTTACACGGAAATAATGAAAATTGAGCAAGCATTAAGAGAGTTAGAAAATCAACCTTATGCTCATTTAATGCAAAGCCAAATTAGTCAATTAAACGAAGATCTGACAGAGCAACATGAAATACTTAAGGGCATTGAACATTTAAGAAACAGAGAAGTAGTAACAGGAAATCAGGGATCTGGAAAAGGATTTTTTAGCGGATTAAGTACAGGCTTAAAATCAGTACAAGAGAATTTAAAACAGACTGAAGCTCTTGGAATGGAATTTGCGAAAAAAATTGAAACAAATATGGTTTCTGCTTTTGATGCAATTATTAAAGGAACAAAAACTTTAAGTGAGGGCTTAAAAGATCTTGGAAGAATATTAATTCAAGAAGCAATGAAAATGATTATCTACAGGATGATAATCGCTCCATTTACATCTATGTTTGGTGGGTTCTTAGACAACATAGGATTATCAGCTCCAAAGGGTAAGCAATACGGTGGATCTGTACAAAAGGGCAAGCCTTATATAGTAGGTGAAGCTGGTATGGAGATGTTTGTTCCTAATCAATCTGGAACAATTATACCTAACCATAAACTCGGCGGATCTGGAACAATAGTTCAAAACATAAATATTTCAACTGGCGTTGCTGCGACTGTTAGATCTGAAATTATATCCTTGCTGCCATCTATTGCAGAAGTAAGTAAAGGCGCAATGATAGATAGTCAATTAAGAGGGCAGATCTAATGGCAATTACATATCCTCTAAGTATTCCAGATACAACAAGCTTTTCCCAAATTAATATGATGGCTAAAACAACTGTAGGTGTTACTGAAAGTCCATTTAATCAAAAAGTACAAGTTCAAAAATGGGCAGGAGAATATTGGGAAGCTGACATTGTTTTAAAACCAATGAAGCGAGCTGATGCAGAATACTGGATAAGTTTTATGATAAAATTAAAAGGATCTTATGGAACTTTTTTAATCAATCCAGATGTATTAGGTAATACAGCACGCGGCAGCTGCGCAACATCAGCTGGAACTCCAGTAGTTAATGGCGCTCATGCAGCGCAGAGTAATACTTTAAATATTACAGGCGCTCCATCAGGCGCTACAAATTATTTTAAAGCTGGCGATTATTTTAGTATTGGCAGCGGATCTTCAACAAGATTATTTAAAGTTTTGGATGATGCAAGCAGCAATGGTTCTGGTGAATTAGTTGTTAACATTTTTCCACAACTTAGAACTGCTTTAAGTGGTAGTGAAACAATCACCGTAAGCAATCCTAAAGGCAAATTCCGTTTAGCATCTAATGAAATGCGATGGCAAGTTTCTACGGTGTCAATGTACGGAATGGGCTTTACAGCAATAGAAGCGTTATAATGAAAGATAAAAATAAAAAAGGTAAGCGTTCTCATCGCGGAATGAAGTATGCTTGGATAGAAAAGATCCGTGAGCAGCTTAATTTTGGTAAAAAAAGTAAACGCAAAAAAGCAAAAAAAGCTAAACGCAAATGTAAAATATGCGGCGGTCTTAAAAGCTACGATTCAAAGATTTCTTATTCCAATAACAAGTGTCAGTGCAAAGGTAAGTAATGGCTCGTACAATTACATTTGGATCTCAAATTGCAGCTGATGAAGTCGAACCATTTTTCGCTGTTAAATTAGATTTTTCTGGAGATTTTACTCGAACATTTAGAGTTACAGTTGGAACTACTGGTGAGGGTAATAAATATTTTATTGATACATCGCAGCAGCTTGAATTAACGATCGCCAGAGGTAACACAATTATCTTTGATACAAGTGATAGCAGTGTATCATCGCATCCTTTAAGATTATCGACTACAAGTGATGGAACTCATGGTGGCGGATCTGAATATACAACTGGCGTAACAACATCTTCTTCACAAACTCAGATAGTTGTTGCTGGTGGCGCTCCAGATACCTTGTATTACTATTGCAGCGCACATTCTGGAATGGGTGGTAAGATTAATATTGTCGATGCTCCTGCAAGAGTATGGACTGGTTATGGCGACATCACAGTTGACTCGGAAACATACAAAGGATTAGGCGATTTTGGACAAATAACAAATGTCGTGCAATCTGAAAAACTTACCGCAGAGGGATTAACTTTAAGTCTATCTGGAATACCAACAGAATATGTATCAGCTGCACTAAGAGATAATTATCAAGGGCGTTCAGTTTCAATTTATTTTGGAGTTCTTGTTAATGGTCAATTAACACTAACTCCATACGAGCTATTTACTGGTCGCATGGATCAGATGACTATCAATACAAGCGGTGAGGGATCAAGAATAGATCTTACTGTTGAAAACCAACTTATAGATATGCAGCGTGCGCGTTTATCACGGTACACTGAGGACGATCAAAAAGATAAATATGGATCTACTGAAACAAGCTTAAGATATGTTTCTGGACTACAAGAAAAAGAAGTGTTGTGGGGTGTACCATTTAGCAGTGTAGCTCCAACTGTAACTCCACCAACACAAGAAGAAATTAATAAAATTGTCGATGATTTTATAAAAGGTGGAGCAAGATATTTTTAATGACTGAGCTTGATAATTATATTGCCAAAAAATTACACGAAGATTTTGAATATGGAAAAAATGACTGTATGACTTTCACAAATGGAGCAGTTGAAGCTGTAACAGGCATTAATCATCTAAAAAAAATAAGAAAATGGAGTAGTGCAGAAGAAGCTAAAAAAGTTTTAAAACACGAAAAACACAAAGAATTTATAGATATATTTGATAGCCGATTTAGACAGCATACTAATCTAAATAAGTTAAGAGATGGTGATATTGCTCTTGTTCTTAATCCATCTGATACGACTTTTTCAAAATATTCGGCAACAATTTATTATAAAGGAAAATTGGTTGGAGTTAGTAGTTCTGGAATGGTTACTTTTCCAGTAGAAAGCGGAGAATACTTTTTTAATATTAGAAGTTTAAGAATTAAAGGTTAGCATGGGCGATTTTATTACACTATTAGCTACAAAATTTGCAGAATGGTTAGTTGGCGCAGCTGCGGTTTCTAAAGGTACTTTTGCGGCTAAAGCAGCTATCTGGGCGGCTAAAACTGTTATAGTTGGAGTTCCGTTATTAATGGCAGGGAAAGCATTGCTGCCAAAAATGGATCTTAATTCTTTATTAGCTAGAAGCTCAATGCAGCGTAATCCAATATCTTCTCGAAAAGTAGTATATGGACGAGCAAAAGTTGGTGGAACTATACTTTATATGAGTGAGGGAACTAGCGGAGTAGCAGCTAATAGGGAACATCTCTATATGGTAACAGCTTTATCCTACAAAGAAATTGATAGCTTTGAAAAGATCTACGCAAATAACGAAGAATTAACTATAGATGGATCTACTGGTCATGTAACTTCACCATCAAGATACTATCCAAATAGTAATCCAAGATTTACTTTTGGTGTTAGTTCTGTAATGACTGGCACGACTACTCAGACTTTAGATAGTGCAGTTTATAGTAATACAGATCTTACAAGCAGCGATCAGTTTAAAGGCATTGCTTGTTTACAATTTTGGATGGCATACGATCCAGAAGTTTTTACAAGTGGTATTCCAAATGTTACTGCTCTTGTTAAAGGTCGAAAAGTTTTAGATTTTAGAACTAGCACTACTGCTTGGAGCGATAATCCTGCTTTAATAATATATGATTATTTAACAGATACTGATTATGGGTTAGGTGTTCCAGTTTCCAGAATAGACACTACATCTTTTACGGCAGCTGCCAACACTTGCGAAGAACAAGTAGCATTAGATACAGATCCAGTTACTTATGAAAACAGATATACTTGTAATGGTGTTATTGATACTGCGGCAACAATAGCAAATAATTTAGAAATGCTTTTAAGTAGTTGTGTTGGTAACTTATCTTATGTTGATGGAAAATATAAATTAAGAGTAGGCGAATGGGTTGCTCCTACGCAAACAATAACAGAGGAAGATCTACGAGGAGCTGTATCATTAATTACAAAACCAAGCCGCAGAGAAGTATTTAATACAGTAAAAGGCATTATTGTAACAGAAGCTTCAAACTGGCAACCAGCAGATTATCCAGAAGTAAAAAATACTGCTGCTATAACGGCAGCTGGTGAAGAAATAAAAAGTGAATTGCCATTGCCATTCACTAGCTCATCATCAATGGCTCAAAGAATAGCAAAAATATATTTGAATAAAAACTTACAAGATTACACTTTAACTTTACCATTAAAATTATCGCAATTTTCTCTTGAGCCTAACGATACAGTAAATGTTACTTTGGAAAAAAGTTTTGGATTTAAAAATAAAATCTTTGAAGTTGTAGAATGGAAATTTGGAACAAGTAATGGTGAGAATGGAGAATTAGTTTTAGGTGTTGATGTAACATTAAGAGAAACAGCAAGCAGTGTTTATGACTGGGCAGCAACTGATGAAACAGCAATGCCAGAAACAACTGCTCCGACAATTACAAAAATAGAAAATGTAGAT